CGTGTTCAAGCAACCGAGTCATTCATCGACGGCCTCAAGAATCTTTTTGCAGAGAGCTACGTTGAAGTTCCCGAAGAAAAGATCGATCTCGTTGCTGAGCTTCAAGCATCAGTATCAGAGCTCGAAGAATCATTGGAATCAGTGCAGGCCGAAAACCTGAAACTGAATGCATTGATTAGTGAAGCATCTGTAGAAGCCGCCTTCGACGAAGTGTCAGAAGATATGGTTGATACGCAAGTTGAAAAGCTTCGCTCATTGGCTGAAGGCATTGAATATGCTGATGCCGAAGAGTATGCAGAAAAACTGAAGATCATTAAGGAACAGTATTTCACTGAGTCTACTAAAGAAAACGAAGGATCTACTGGTCTAATTGATGAAGAAGTTTCTGTTGGTTCTAATGATGAGTCTGAAGAGGGACAGCAACTTATTCCCGAAGAGATGAAGCATTATTTCCAAGCAATTTCTAGAACTCATAGAAGTTAACTTTTTTATAAATACACCAAGTAAATCCAAAATAATAAACAGGAGTACTACTAACATGAATTTAAATGAACAAATTCGAAACAAGTGGGCACCAGTGATCTCTCACCCTGATCTTCCTGAAATCACTGATTCCCACAAGAAAATGGTTACCGCTATGGTCCTCGAGAACACCGAGCGTGCTCTTCGAGAGGCTGCTTCACAAGGCGCTACCCAGCAACTTCTTTCTGAAACACCTTCTAACACCATCGGTGATAACTTCGGCGGCCAGTTCGCTGGTTTCGATCCGATCCTCATCAGCCTTGTTCGTCGTACTCTGCCGAACCTGATGGCTTATGATGTATGTGGCGTTCAGCCTATGACTGGACCGACTGGTTTGATCTTCGCTCTTAGCGCTCAGTACGCTCCGGATGGTGCTAACACCACTCCTCGTACCGAAGCTATGTACGACGAAGCCGACACCGACTTCTCTGGTACTGGCACCCATTCTGGTAACTCTCAGACTGGTGGCAAAGGTACTGGTATGACTACTGCCGCTGCTGAATCACTCGGCGTGTCTGGTGGTACTGCATTCGGTGAGATGGCGATGAAGATCGACAAAGTTACTGTAACTGCTAAGTCACGTGCGTTGAAGGCGGATTACTCGCTTGAACTCGCTCAAGACCTGAAAGCAGTACACGGTCTTGACGCCGAAGCTGAACTCAGCAACATCCTCGCTGCTGAGATCTTGGCTGAAATCAACCGCGAAGTAATTCGTACGATCAACCTTGCAGCTGTAGCTGGTTCACAAGGCACTGTATCTTCTAACGGTACTTTCGACCTTGACGTTGACGCTTCAGGTCGTTGGTCAGTTGAGAAGTTCAAGGGCCTGATGTTCCACATCGAGCGTGAAGCTAACAAAGTAGCCAAGGACACTCGACGTGGTAAGGCTAACCTGATCATCTGTTCTTCTGACGTAGCTTCTGCTCTTCAGATGGCTGGTGTTCTGGATTACACGCCTGCTCTGAACAGCAACTCTTTGGCTGTTGACGATACTGGCAACACCTTCGCTGGTGTACTGAACGGTCGGTTCCGTGTATACATCGACCCCTATGCAACTACTAACTACATGAACATCGGCTACAAGGGTGCAGGCGCATTTGACGCTGGCATCTTCTACTGCCCCTATGTTCCTCTGCAGATGGTACGTGCGGTCGATCAGGATACCTTCCAGCCGAAGATTGGTTTCAAGACTCGTTACGGTCTGGTCGAGAACCCCTTCGCTCACTCAGTACAAGGTACGCCTGCTGTATCCGACGGTGCAATCACCAACGGTACCAACGCATACTATCGTATGTCTACGGTCAGCAACCTGTTGTAATAAAAAGAATCCCAAAAGGGACACTTTTAAAGGGAGCTTCGGCTCCCTTTTTTTGTATAAATAATAAGCTCATAAGAGCGTAACAAAGGAGGGAAACTATGGACCTTAACCTACCACTTGTCGGTAAAATCCACTGGCCGTCGCTACTCCTCGGAGGTGGAGTGGTCTTAGTACTCGCTATTTTGTTGTAATCTGATCATGAGCGACGGGGACTTCGGTCCCCGTTTTTATAAATAATAGAAAACATGGTATAATATTTTTATGGCAATGAACAAGAATATGCTATCGCCAGTCGGCTTTAGTTTCCATATCAAAAAATTACCAGAGCTGAACTTCTTTGTTCAGAGTGTAACTATGCCTGGCGTGAATCTGCCTGTGTTTGAGCAACCTACCCCGCTTAAATCTATTCCTCGTATAGGTGATCACCTTCAATATGGAGAATTGACAGTCAACTTCAAAATTAATGAAGATTTAGGAAACTATATCGAGATATATGATTGGCTCGTGGGTATTAGTTTCCCTGATTCTTATACTCAATATAAAGAAATAGCTGCTGAAAGCAAACAATTAACAGGTGATGGTATTGAATCTGATGGTTATATGATGATCTTGTCATCTGCTATGAACCCTGTAGTTCGTATTGATTTCGAAGATATGTTTCCTATTGGCCTCAGTGATATCACTATGGATTCACGTGATACGGGCATTGAATATCTCGATGCTACTGCTACGTTTAAATTCCTCAAATATAGATTTACATCGCTCTAGTTTTGTAGTATAATTATTCTTTTGCGGGTATAGTTATGACTCTTGATGAAATCTTTGAATTATGGGGCGAGGATACTCAGATCGACAGAACTGAGTTAGGCAACGCCGCACTTGAACTAGCTAAACTACATCACAAGTACTATCGTATCTTTTCTCAAGAAAGATTGATTCATAAGAAGCTCGAAGCAGACATGAAACAGTTGAAGCTTGATAAGCTTGAGTTCTACGTAGACGGACCTACAGAAGAACAAATAGAGAAAGGTTGGAAGTTACCGCCAAAGGGACGTATCCTCAAATCAGACGCTGGTCAATATGTCGATGCAGACTCTGACGTCATTGCGCTTAACCTCAAACTTGCGTATCAGCAAGAAAAGCTAGAGCTATTAGCAGACATCATCAAAACAATTTCTAATCGTGGATTCCATATCAAATCTGCGATTGATTGGGAAAGGTTCAAAGTCGGCGCATGAAGATAGTAGTGACAGGGGCCTGTGGTTACATAGGTTCACATCTTGTAGTAAGACTCGCCGAGCTCGGTTATGAAGTCATATCAACTACAAATAATATTACAGAAAATCATGAACTGGTTAAAAAGCATTCTTATGTTTTAAGATTTACCGCAAACCAACGTCATGATATGTATCTTGAACAGTCTGATACGTTGATACATCTCGGCGGATATATTTCTGTAGAAGAATCAATGACAGATCCACTCAAATATTATCATGGAAATACTTCCGAGACGATTAGATTATTGAAAGATTATAAATGGAAGAATGTTATCTTTGCTTCTACAGCAGCATGCTTTGACCCTGTATCTCATTATGCCAAATCAAAGCTAGCATGTGAATGGGCAATCAGAGCAATTGCACCAAACTACACTATCTTTCGTTTCTTTAATGTAGCAGGTATCAATGAAGGACATCACTATGTCAATCCGACTACTCATATCATCAGTAAGCTAGCTGAATGCGCTGTCAATAAAACAAAGTTTATCATGAACGGCCATGATTTTGATACACCTGATGGTACATGTGTAAGAGATTATATCGATGTCAATGATCTAGTAGAAGCAATTGTGAAGGCAATAAATAAACCTGCCAATACTGAATACGAATGTTTGGGCTGTGGTTTAGGTTATTCAAACAAAGCAGTGTTGCATACGATGGAATCAGTGATAGGAAAACACGTCGACTATGATTATGGCCCGCGAAGAGATGGTGATCCTGCTCGCCTTGTTGTACCCGAAGTTTCTTCTTATTTAAATCCAACTAAAACACTAGCTGACATGTGTAAGTCGACGTATGGATATTTTAAGAATCTCAAAGATCAATGAGGTTTATAACAAGGTAGCCACTGATGATCGTGGCATTGCCGAAGAACTGTCTGCGTACTTTACGTTTAAGGTTCCTGGTTTCCAGTTTATGCCAGCCTATCGTAATAAATTTTGGGATGGTCAGATACGACTCTATAATACATCGACTCAGATGTTATACTCTGGTCTCAATAACTACGTGCAGATATTTGCTAAAGAGCGCGGCTATGACGTTGAGTATGAGTACGATAACTCAGCGGAAAATTTTTCGGTAGTCGAAGCGAAGAAGTTTATCGAGAAAGAAAAGTTTACCATGGCTCCTCGTGATTACCAGATCGAAGCATTCGTGGATGCAGTACGATATAAGCGTGGACTCTTCATCTCACCCACAGCGTCTGGTAAGTCCTTCATCATCTATATGATCATGCGTAAGCTACTACGTCCTACGTTGATCGTTGTGCCCACGACTACGCTGGTACATCAGATGTACTCAGATTTTCAAGAGTACGGATTCAATAGCGACAAATACTGTCATAAGATATTCAGTGGTAAAGATAAGAACACAGACAAGCCAGTCGTCATCACCACATGGCAGTCCATATACAAACTACGGAAAGATTGGTTCAAGAAGTTTGATGTGGTGATTGGTGACGAAGCACACCTCTTCAAAGCCAAATCACTGACATCTATCTTAGAAAAGATGGAAGATACAGAGTATCGCTTTGGTTTTACAGGTACATTGGACGGTACACAAACACATAAGCTTGTGCTCGAAGGTTTATTCGGTCCTGCACAAAAAGTTATCACAACGAAGGAGTTAATGGACAGTGGCACTTTGGCAGACTTTAAGATTAAGATATTGGCGCTGAAGTACCATGATGAGATTC